ACTGGATCAGTCCGGAGCAGTCGAAGCCCTTCGGGGTGTTGCCGCCCCATACGTACTTCACGCCCAGGTACTTCATGGCGACCCGGATGACGGCAGCAGCCGTCTTTCCCGCGCCCTGCGTACCGGTGGCCGCCGACTTGGAGTTGCCGGTGCCAGCGGCGGCCGAGGCGTTGCCCTCCCCCGCACCGCCGAAGATGCCAATGCCCGCACCGATGGCACCGCCAACGAGCGCACCTACACCGGTACCGATGACTGGGACGACGGAGCCGACGGCCGCACCTGTGAGGGCGCCGGTCGCCGCATCCACGCCGACATGGGCCAACTTGTTGCCCGTCTTGTTCTTGATGTGCTTGTCCACCAACTGGCTACCGAAGTGGTGAGTGCCGTACGCGGCCAGGCCGAAGGCGCCACCCTTGGCCAGCGGCGACCTCAGTAGTGCGCCTGCCCCGGCCCTCCAGCCACCCGCACTCATTGCGGCACCAGCTCCGCCGAGCAGGCCGGGGCCACCCATGCCAGCGAGCCGACCGACGGATCCCAGGCCTCGTGCCATGCCGAGGGCGCTCAGACCGCCTCCTACGGCACCTCCGATCATGGAACCGGCGCCTGCGGCCCCACCAATGATGGAATTGGCGCCGGTCGCCTGGAGGATGCCCTGGAGGGCCGTGCTGAACTTGTCCAGGTACTTCGTCGCGGTGTCCAGTCCGCTGGTGAAGGCGTCGTTGATGTTCGCGTCTTGATTCCGCAGCGTGCCCGCGCGGTCCTGCATGCGCTGGGCGTTCGACCAGCCGATGTGCATGTTCTTGAGCTGCTGGCGAGCCGAGGAGCCCTCGGCTGAGTTCTTGTCGGCCCGGTTCGCCAGGCTGACGTAGGAGTTGGCAGATCCCCCCCGGATCTGCATCATCATCATGCCTCGCAGCTCGCCCTTGACGAGTTGCAGCGTGTTCGCGTCCAGGCCCCAGGAGTTCAGCGACTGGTTAATACCGGAGGCGGGGTCGTTCAGAGTCGCCGACAACTGGGCCTGCGTCGTGACCTTCTTCAGCTCGGGGAACTGCTGGTAGATCTGCTGGGCGATCTGGCGAGGGCTCTGCTTCTGACCGCCCTTGATGGTCTGGATGCCGAACTGGCGCAGTGTGTTGTACGTCTGCGCGCTCCACGCGGCGGTCGTGCCCTGTGCTCGCGCCGACTCGGACATGCCAGGGCTGAGCAGGCCCGAGGTGCCTCGGACGTAGTTCCACTGCGTGTTGAAGGCACCTGAGCCGGGAGACAGGCCGACCTGCGACATCCTCGCGTAGGCCTGCAATCCGTCAGCGGTCGACTGAGCGCCGAAGTTGTTCTTGACTGCCTGGTCACGCAGGTTGCTCCAGGACCGTGTGGAGTACTGCGCCGCCTGGTAGGCGACGGTCTGCATGGCGACCTGGTCCGACAGTTTCCCCTGGCTCCAGTTGACGAAGCCCTGGATACCGCTCTTGAGTGAGGGACGCCCGCCGTTGTTGGCGGCACCGCCGCCCAGGCGAGGAGTGTAGGTGCCTCCACCGCTGCCGGGTCCGCCGGGGCCGTTGTTGCCTCCGCCGCTGGGGGTGAACTGGGGGCTGCCCCCGTTGCCTCCGGTGGGCATGTTCGAGCCGTGGCCACCATTGGCGCGGTAGTTGGCGTAATTGCTGTGCCCGTTCCAGACATCGCCCACGGCCAGGCCGAGGCCCCGTGCGCGGCCCATCTGCCCGACCCCGGAGTTAACGCCCTGGAGACCCTTGTTCAGGTCGTTGATGGTGCGCGTAAGGGCAGAGATCGCGTCCTGTGCCTTGTTCCAGCCCAGGAGCGGTCCCTGCCCCGCCACAGTACTCTCAGCCATTTTCCGCCTCAGCCATTCTCCTATTACGCTGCGCCATAAACCACTTAACCCAGTGGATACGCTCGCGTACGGTCAACCGGCGAATCTCGCTGAGGCTCCATGCCGGACTTAGTTCGACTAGTTGCTCGTATTCGAAGTACGTGTCGTGGTAGTTACAGGCCCTGAAACAGGTCCCCCGCTGAGATGAAGAGGGGGACCTCCTTTCCGCACGACTCGTGCAGGAACTTGACCTCATTGTACTGAGGCCCAGGCTGGTTCTTCTCAATCGCGTCGAGAATGGTCTGGCGGTCCACGATGCCGAGAGCGCGGGCGAATTCTGCATTCCCGGTGACGGCCGTTTCCGACCCGTCTGCCTCGACTACGGAAATGATGCAGCGCGAGAGCAGGAGGGTGTTCTGCTCGGAATCGGTGGTGCGCTCAGCAACGGCAAGGATCGCTTCCTGATCAGAGCCGACGGGCAGCCGGACGAAGGCCTTGCGGTTCTTGCGCAGCGGCACCTCGAAGACGCGCTGGGACGGGTCGTCCAGGCGTCGGACGGGGATCTCGTCGAGGGTGACGGACAGGCGGAACTCCTCGCCGCAGAACGGGCAGGAGAACTGGTCCCAGACAACCTCGTCGCCGTAGGTGGCGCGGCGGATCTCCAGCAACAGCATGTCGCGGTCGCCGAGCAGGAGGTTGCTCAGGACCGTGGGGTTGGCACTATCGCGGCCGACGGAGACGGTGCCGCACTGGAGCAGGGTTGCGATGAACCTGCCGATACCGGAGTTGCGGGCCTTGGTGATGGCCTCCTCGTCCGCTCCGGTAAGTTCCCGGACCTCGGCGTCGTATCGGACGTTCGCGTAGTCGCCAGCCAAGACGTAGCCTCCCGGCAGGCGGAATTCGCCACCTGCCGGGAGGGAAATCTCGGGCTTGGCGACCTGCGTATCCTGGCCGAGCATTGCGGTGATAGCCGCGTTGGCCGCACCAGGATTCGCCAGGGGGTTGCTGTACCCCTCGGTATGAAGGTCGTTAACCACGGGTAGTGCTCCTAATCGAGTTTCGGATTCCTGCTGCCTCAGAAACTAACGGAGGAAGAGCCCACGCTGTTAGCCAGCTTGAACTCGAATCCCTCGTGGGCGAGGGTCATCTGCTGAACGATGATCGCGTTGGCGCCAGCGTCCAGGTCCGAGAAGGCGACCGCCGTGGGCCATGCGTTGTAGACGCGGAAGGCGGCCTTGGCGGGAGCGCTACCGGAAGTGACCGGGTGGTCGAGGACCTTGATGTCGACCATGTGCCGGAATTCGGCACCGGCCTTGCCTCCGCCGGTCCCCTGGATGACGGTGAACAACTGCCGCATCCAGTCCATCATCTGGCTGTCTCCGACAGCGAGGCCCTTGGAAAGGGTAATTGGGGCGAAGTCGGACTGTCCGGGCATCTTCTGCGTTGTCGTGTTCATACCGCCCTCGCGGTACGGAATGACCTCGGTCGTGACGTTCAGACCCGAAACGGACATGAAGCCCATGCGGGCGAAGCCCTTGATCCCCGGGTGCTGGATCTGAACCTGGAACTTGAAGTTCCGGAGGGGGTCCGTGGCGATGTGGCCGACGGACGGCGAAACGGTGGCCATCTGTTACCTCTCAGGCGGTCGCGGTTTCAGTGGCGGAGGACCCACCGCTGAACTGGCCGATTTCGATGACGATGAACTCGGCCGGGGTCTGGAGGGCGACGCCGACCGTGATATTGACGACGCCGTTGGCCACGCTGGTAGCCGTGTTGTTGGTCGCGTCGCAGGTGATGAAGAACGCCTGCTCCGGGGTGGTACCGGCCAGCACACCCGTCTGCATCAGGGTGAGCAGGTACTGCGAGATGACCGCGCTCACCTGGTCCCACAGGATGGTGTCGTTGGGCTCGAACACCGCGAAGCGCGTGGCGTCGAGGATGCCCTTCTTGATCAGCATCAGAGACCGGCGGACAGAGACGTACCGGTCCGGCATCGCGACCGAAAGCGTCCGCGCTCCGTAGATGACGAAGCCGGTGCCCGGCAGCGACTTGAGCACGTTGATGCCCGACACGTTCAGCGCGTCCTGGTCCGCGTTGCTGAAGCGGAACTGGACGTCGAGCACTCCCCGAAGGATGGTGTCGATGCCCGCCGGAGGCTTCTGCACGCCCCGGGAAGCGTCGGTGCGGGTGTACTGACCGAGTACCGCACCGCCGGGCGGCAGCAGTCGAGCCGAGCCGTTGGCGGAGGTGGCCGGGTCGTTGACGATCAGCCACGGACCGTAGACAGCCGCGTAGGAGGAGTCGTTGATGGCCGAGCCGCCCGTGGTCATGGCCTGGAGTTCCAGCGCGTAGGAGTGGGCGGTGTCGCTCGACAGGGCCTTGACGCCGTCGATGACCACGAAGACGGACCCCTGACCCTCGGCCCAGGTGATGATCGGGTTCAGGGTGGTCGCGTCGGTGATGCCAGGAAGGTTGAGCACCAGGTTGTCGTCGATGACC